TGCCCGTATGGCCGCATTGGCAGAACCTCCAGCGAGGACGGCGAGGCCAGGCGAGATCGCGCGTCGGCAGTGCTGAGAGCGTGGTGGCTCGGGGGCTGGCATGACGCCGATATTGAGTGCGGAAAACCCTTGACGCCATAGGCCAGCGTGGCCTATAGTGTGGGCATACACACACGGAACAGGAAGCGCAGTCATGGCCATCATCGCCCTCCATGAAGTCACCGACATCGCCAAGGTCGAAGCAATCGCCGAGAGCATGCGCGCCAACGGCTGGGTGGGCAACCCGATCCTGGTAGACGACGAGGGCAGCAACGAGCCCCGCGCTCTGACTGGCACTCACCGCATCGCAGCCGCCGAGCTGGCTGGCATAGATCCGGAAGTCTACAGCCTGGAGGGCAAGGGCATTGATGTAGCCGCGCTGTTTTTTGACTGCATTGATGATGACGACATGCTCGAAGTGATTGAGCAAGGCGACGACGAAGAAGCTATTCGCATCATGCGCGAAGAAGTGGAAGGCAACCAGTGACACCACCCCTCCCGCGCCGGGCTTTTAGGAGATACGATATGAACCGCGACGAATTGCTTACCAAACTGGCGATGGAGCATTCCCCGGAGGATTGGGGTGGGGCTGACACCTGGACCTATGACGAGCACGAATACGGCTGGAACGAATACCAGCTTCGCCGCACCGAACTCATCAATAAGCCGTCATGGGATGACGCGCCGGAGTGGGCGGAGTGGTTGGCTCAGGATGGGGGTGGCGAGTGGTGTTTTTACCCGGAAAAGCCAGAGCAATCCGGAACAATGTGGATAAACGATGAACCTAAAAACGGAATATGGGTTGATGTACATTGTACTGGAAGGATCCCCGCCGGCCAAGACTGGCGCGAAACCTTGGAGCCTCGCCCGGAACCCAAGAGCGATATCAAAACCTGCCGCCACTGTGATATCGAGTTTCGCCGCCCGAACGTTGACGGCATCCCCGACGACCGCTGCACCCGCTGTGACGATGAGATCAAGGCGCTGTGGCCGGAGCGCGAACCCGCCAAATCATGGTGGACCAGCAAGACATGTACCGAATGCGGCCACACCACCGCTGCGAAAGTGAGTGATGACAACCCCGTGTGCCCGGAGTGTGTGGCGCTAGGTCCGGACATTAGCGATGCAGGTCTGGACGTTAGCTCCGGACATAGCGGTGCAGGTCCGGATGTTAGCTCCGGACAATACGCAAAAGCCCCATGCGGTAGCGATATGGAAGCCCGCAGCAAATACCACCGAGAAGTGAAGCCGGGCGTCTGGATCGACGTTTACGACGTGCTGATGGCTTTCGGCGTGACCAACCCTGCCGACCAACACGCCATCAAAAAGATGCTGATGCCCGGCAAGGGCGGCCACAAGGGCGGCATCCAAGACCGCCGCGAGGCCATCCAATCGCTGCATCGCGCCATCGAACTTGAGGAGGGTGCGCAATGGGACCGATAATCATGGGATTCACCCTAGTCTCTGGCGCCTGGATGCTGACCATTTGGCGCCTGGTGGTCGAGGCAAGGAAGTCGTGGGAGGTGAGCGATGACTGACCTCCGCCGCCCATCCAAACGCCTATGCCCGGCATGCCAGCGCCATCAACCGCACGGGTGGTTCAGTGCCTGGGTTGTGCGCGACAGCACAGGGCGGCTTGAGCGAGTGGAGGCAGAGGTATGCAAGAAGTGCAGGTAACTCACCAGCCCAAGGGCGGCATGTGCGCCACATGCAAGCACCGCCACCGTAAGTGCGACCACTTGTCGTTCGAGTCGATGCCGGTTATCAAGCGGTGGCCTGATGGCCTCGTGATAGTGCGATGCACGGATTACCAGCGGAGGGAGTCATGACCGACCGCACAGACGAGCGCCCGCCTGATAGGCGGTATGTGAATAATCCGAGGGGAGCAAAATGAAATCAGGACACTACTACGTCGATTACGGCATGGGCTGGACCATCGATCACTACGATGGCGAGCGATGGGCTGCCATGGAAGAGCTGATGAGCGGTGATTCTATCGGCATTCGTCCGCTAAGGACTGGGCCGCGAATCCCAATGCCAGACGAAGATTTATCGGCGATCGCCGGTAAAATGGCCGCCCTATTGGAGCGAGGCATGTTGCCAATGAACTGCCCGGACATGTTTGAGGATGAAGTAAATGAGGTGCTTGCCGAGTATTACGCTAGCGCCCTTGCACCCGCCACCACCAACGGCTAGTCTAGACTCACACCACGGCTAGCCCGAGCCTGCAAGCGGGTAAAGCAGTGACCCGGCCTGTCAACCGTCGACGGGGCTCCTTCCGGGTAGCAGCCCGCCCGAGCTATCGGGTTAGGTACAGGCAGGGGTGACGGCTGTAAGCCCCGACCGCATAGGGATAACCTCGCATCCTGGCCGTGCGTGGGGTGACAGCCGCGAGAGCGCGGCAACTCTTTGGGATGGGAATGCCCGTCCGGACCGGCCCCAGCAGCGGGTTATCTGCTGGGTATCGGGGAGAGCCTTCCGCCGCTCAGCGGCCTCGATAACGGGAGGGCTTTCCACCGACGTGGTGAAGCACAAGCGGTGCAGCGGTGCCTGCCAACATCCCGCAGAACTAAGGCAGGTGGTCGTCGGGAGCCGGGTAGCGCCGGCCACCACGTCCCACTTCCAGGCGCAAGCCATAGGAGGTGATCCGATCTACCAAGGCCCCAGCGCCGTGAGGCGATAAGCGTGGGGACCAGCGCCACGGCTCAAATCGTGGCGTGCCTATCCAGCCAGCCAGGCAACCCACGCCAACATCCGGCGAATGGCAAACCTGGTGGGCGCCTAGAGAAAGCCATGGACGCATGGTAAAGCCGTCCCAGCCTGGCCTCTCATCGGCACGCCAGGCGGGGCGCACCTTATCCCGCCCGCCTATCACATGGCGGGCGTTTTTGCTATGCTGACATTAGCGACAAAAACACCATAACCACATGGGGACAGAAAATGAAAATCCTGAATGGCTTTTGGTTCAATGCCGTGTTGGCTGTTTTCTTCGGCGTTTATGGCGTCGCATTCCTCACTGGTGCCGCTACGCCTGACCCGTGGATGGCTGGGATTATGGCGCTGGCGCTTTCTTGTGACAGCCTTGTTGATGCAATTAAGGCAAAATACCCAAGCGTGGGGCAATGACGTGAACGACATGCAACCGTTTTACGAAGGCCAAGCGTGGGCCCAATGGCAGCGCGATGCCGAGGCACAAGCCCGCGCCAACAAGGCATGGCAGGAGTGGGTCGAATCATGACAGAAAAACGCAAAGTCGGCAGGCCCCGGACTACCGTTAACGACCTGCCGGACAACTGGCGCGAGATCATGCGCGAATGTGGCCAGGAGGGCGCGTCAGGTGTCGAGGCACGCTGTCGGCTAGGCATTGGCGAGTCAGCCTGGTACACGCTAATGGAAGACAGCGAGGAGTTCCGCCAGGCCGAGGAAATGCGGCTTGCGCTGTCCGAAGTCTGGTGGCACCGGCAGGGTCGGGCCATGGTGACGGGCGGCCAGGGTAATTCCGCCGTGTGGATCTTCAACATGAAGAACCGTTTCGGATGGCGGGATAAGCAGGATGTGGATCATACGTCGGGCGGAAAGCCGGTCCAATCGTTCGACGCCTCCAAACTGTCCGACGCCGCCCTAGAGGAGCTGATGCGTGCCCGCAACGCTGGCGATGACGCATGACGATTGGCTTGCTATTGAGCGGGAAGCCTGCAGGCGCTCACTAGCCACGTTCGTTCGTGAGGCGTGGCACGTCCTTGAGCCAGGCCAGCCGTATATCCACGGCTGGCACGTTGACGCCATTTGTGAGCACCTAGAGGCCATCACGCACGGCGACATCAATCGGCTGCTGATCAATATCCCACCCGGCACCATGAAGTCCACGCTTGTCAGCGTCTTTTGGCCAGCCTGGGAATGGGGGCCGATGGGGAAGCCGTTCACCCGCATCATCGGCGCCAGCCACGAGCAGGGACTCGCCATCCGCGATACCCGCAAGATGCGCAACCTGATTACCTCCGACTGGTATCAGGAGCGGTGGCCGCTTGCATTGACCAGCGACCAGAACCAAAAGACGTTTTATGAAAACGACGCCACGGGCTTCCGCCAGGCATGCGCCGTATCCAGCATGACGGGGCGCCGCGGTGATAGAATTTTGTGGGATGATCCGCACAGCGTGGAGGCGGCACTGTCCGACGCCTACCGCGAGACGGCCTTGCGCGTCTTTCAGGAGACACTGCCGACCCGCCTGAACAATCCTGACCGCAGTGCCATCGTGATCGTGATGCAGCGGCTCCACGAGGCGGACGTTTCCGGTCTGATCCTCGAAAACGACTACGGCTATGACCACCTATGCCTGCCGATGGAATATGAGCCCGAGCGGCATTGCACCACGTCTATCGGATTCAGTGACCCGCGCCGAGAGGATGGCGAACTGCTGTTCCCTGGGCGCTTCCCGCGTGAGGTGGTGGAGCGCGACAAGAAGGTAATGGGAGCCATGGCAGTGGCCGGGCAGTTCCAGCAGAGGCCAGCCCCGCGTGGTGGTGGTTTCTTCGAGTGGGATAAGCTGGAGATTGTGCCGACCGCCCCTAAGGCGTTGCGCCGTGTGGTGCGGTACTGGGACAAGGCCGGCACCGATGGGGGTGGCGACTGGACGGCGGGCGTCAAGATGGGCGTCGATGCCGATGGCACCTATTACGTTCTGGACGTGATACGCGAGCAGGTGGCCGCCGCCAAGCGTGAACGCATCATTCGCCAGACTGCCGAGGCTGATGGCGTATCGACGCATGTCTGGATAGAGCAGGAAGGCGGCTCAGGCGGCAAGGAATCTGCCGAGAACACCATCAAGCGCCTCGCAGGGTTTACCGCCAAGTCGGAGCGCCCCACCGGGGAGAAGTCCGCCAGGGCAACGCCGCTATCCACTCAAGTGGAAGCGGGCAACGTCAAGCTGGTTTACGGCGACTGGAACAAGGCGTTCATTGACGAGCTGAAGACGTTCCCCGTTGGCAAGCATGATGATCAGGTGGATGCCGCAAGCGGGGCGTTCAACAAGATCGCCTTGCCCGCTACCACTGGCGCCGTCCTAATCCCGAGGCGTAGGCGTTAGCGCGCCATCCTGCTACACTATCGGCAACAGATATTCAAGGGGCGCCCATGGCCACCGAAACAGACTACCAACAGCGCGTCCAGATGGTCGCCAACACCATTGCAACAAGCCGGCGCCTTGGCGCCATGAGGGAAAGCCTTGTCTATGGAGGTGGATTCAACACTGGAACAGATACGAAGCGCTTGGACAAGGCGTGGAGGGACTATGGGTTCCCCAACACACTGAATTTTTGGGACTTTCTTGGGCTTTATCAAAGAAATTCCCTCGCCCACGCCATCGTCCACCGGATCAACGAAAAGAGCTGGGAGGATGAGCCCTGGCTGGTGGAAGGCGACGAGACAGACAACGCCGAGACTGAAACCCGATGGGAGCGTGACGTACGCCAGTTGTTCAAGCGCCTTAACCTCTGGCAAGCATTTCAGGATGCCGACCGGCGCCGCCTGGTGGGCATGTACAGCGGCCTTATCCTGCAAGTCGCTGATGACCGCCAGTGGCATGAGGAGCTGGAAGCCGGCGAGCTGGTAGGCGTCATCCCGGCGTGGCAAGGGCAGCTCAGGCCGACTCAGTGGGACACCAATCCCGAGTCAGTGACCTATGGCCGCCCAACGATGTGGCAGTATCAGGAGGCCGAGGTCGAAACCGCCGAATACCCGCCGCCTGGGCGCAGCGTCACCATCCACCACAGCCGCGTGGTGATCGTGGGCGACTACCGCGAAGGCGTGCCGCTGCTGGAAGCCGCCTATAACGATTTCGTCAGCCTGGAGAAAGTGCTGGGCGCGCTGGGTGAGAGCTACTGGAAGAACGCGGCTCGGCAGCTCAACGTCGAGTACGCATCCGACACAGACCCGCGCCAGTTAGCCGAGGCCGCAGGTGTGGCGCTGGAAGACCTGCACGAAGCGCTTAACGGCATGTTTGCG